CTAGATTCAATTATTAAATTATTTAGCTCTTCTTTGATTATATTTTCAAGATAATTATTTTTTTCTTCGGCAACATTTGTAGTATTATCCTTTCTCCTATGAGCATTATCGTCATTTATTTCAGTTACTTCCAAATTGGAAATATCTCCTTGGTTACAAGCTGTTGAAGTACCATCATCATTACCACCTATTCTACATTTTTTTTTTACTTTAACTTCTTTAGATTTTGGCATATAACTAGTTATTCTCTCCATAATAAAATCAGCTATACTATTCTCATCGTCTTGGAAATCTTCATCCCTAGAGCCATTTTGAGTCATGAATTTTGAACTACCACCTAGTTCATTTATACCTCCAGCATTAATATCTTTATCTAGATCAGTAAATAAACCAGTTTTAATATAATCTTTTTCCATCTGCTGTAAGTTTTCACCAATATTTAATTGTTTTGGTTTTTTCTTTCCAAATGATTTATCATATCTACCACCAAAATCAAAGAATGCTAGATTACCATTTTTATATCCTAAGTTACTTGGTAAAAAGAAGTCAACTGTGTCTAATTTAGCCTCTTTAACCTCATTCATAACTCCTATTATACCATAATAGAATTGTCTAGCACCTTCAGAAATTGATTCAATACTTCTTTCAATGTTATCAGCATAAGCCATATTATATAAATTAGGATCAGTATAATATGCCATTAATATTTTAGAAATACCCTTATTAAATTTTTTACTAAACAATATATTTAATTCATTAATATATTGTTTCATTTCATTACTTCTAGTTGTATCTATTTTTTCTTGATGAATTGCATATAACTGAGTATCTTCTTTATTTATAGTAAATACATTAAATATTTTAGCTAGATGTTTACTATCCTTACCTTTTAAAGATAAGCTCTCTGCTGCTTCAGCCTCACTACCAGTAATCTTTAATACTTTACCATCACCCAAGTCATAAGCAAAACCATTGTCTCCTTGACCTATGTAAATAGGTTTACTATTATACCCAAGTTTAGCTGTAGCATCATTAGCTATTTGATGTATTGTTTCATCTTTAAATTCATTATGTATAACTTGCTCGTATTCGCTTATCTGATAATTATCATTTTCAGGAGATGCGTTGGTTACATGACTATACTCTAGATTTTCATTTACAATATTAGTTTTTTTTAGAAAGTCTTGAACTGTAAGTATTTTTTCATAAAAATTTACATCGCTATTTGAATTAGATAAAACGTTTTCTAGATTACGTATGGTAATCATATAGCTATTATATATATTTTTTAAATCGGTGTCTTTATAAATATCAATCATTTTAGTAGAATCAAAAGATTTAATATTTCTTATGGCTTTTTCAATAATGTCCTTAGTTACATTAGAAAACTTATCTATACTTTCACTCTCATTAATATCACTATTTAGACCACCCTGTGATATACTATCAGGTTGTAATGCAAAACCATTATAACCTCCTCTATGTGGAGGTTCTTCTTGCTTATCGGTCACTCCCATTTCTAAATCACCTTGGTCAATGATGGGTTTCATTATTTCATTTATCATTTTTTGATCTATACCCACCTTTTCCATTTTATCATATAAACTAGGAAATTTATTACTCTCTCTCACATAATGGCTTGAGAAAGTTTGTTGAGTTAGTCCATAATCAATTAATACTATTTGAGGTTTTCCATTTCTATTTACTTCACCATATGATGATATTTTATCTAAATCATATATATCCCAATTATCAATAACTGATAATATATCACCAATGAATTCACTATTCATCATTTCATCATATAATTCATCACTTATCTTACCATATTGAACTCTCCTTCCATTTCTTTCTTCATTATATTGTTTTAGAAATTTTCCAACATCTTCAATTGAAAATCCTGTTAGTTTTCTAAATCTAGTTGGTTTTGTTTTATATGCTAATTCGCTTTCTATCCAAAAGTCATCAGGATGTGAATCAAAAACTTTACTTACAATATCGTCATGCCATCCAACATTAGAAATACTTTGTTCATCATAATTTTGAGACAATCCTTTTTGATTTGCAGCTAATTTTAATACTTTTTCTCTATCAATTAAATATACGTGTCTTGAACTACCAGAGCCTAATTTTTGTAGATTTTCATCTGCATATCTTTTTCTAGTAGCAAAACTTGTTAGATTTTTAAATTTTTCTTTATCCCAAGATGAAGGATAATCTTCTTGTAGTTCAAAATCCTCGTCTAACGTCCATATTTCTCTTCTTATTATACTCATATTTTTTGACATAAAAAAACCTATAGTAGTTAAACTATAGGTTGACTACTTATTAGTAAATACTCATTAAATAGTAGTTTTCTTTTTATTTGCCTGAGAAAGTTCAATTAGTGTTTCTCTAACGATTTTCTTAATAATATCTTTATTTTCAAGTAGTGATTTTTGAACCTTTTCAACTGCATACATTTCCATTATTGTATTTTTTAATGACTCTTGTAATAGCGAAGCAAAATCAACTTGACCTATTGCCTCATTAACCTGTTCATTTATGTTTGTTGGGTTATATTGTTGCTGTTGATTTGGAGTATACTGTTGCATTGGTTGTTGTGTTCCACTCATCTTTTGATATGACTCCATCATCTTTTGTTGTGGATTCATTTGTCCATTATTAGCTCCACTAATTTCTCCTAATTGTTGACTTAATGAATTATTATTTGAATTTGATCTTTGTTCAAATTGTTTATCAAATTGATTATCACGAGAATTATCATGTTCATGTATTTGTTGACGAGGTTGTTGTGTCTGTTGTGGATATTGAGACTGTTGTTGCTTAGGTGGTACACTAATATGTTTTGATAATGCATCATTTAACCCTCCACCTATTTTAGGTGGTTTACCTGAAGCACCACCTTTAGTATTTGCCATTCTATCGACTTGTCTCATATTTTCAACCATCTGAGTTGGCTTACCAGTACGTAATGATATTTGAAGTTCATGTAGTAGACTATCTTTGGGTGCATTTGCCTGTAACATTGACATATCACCACGTTGTACACCTTCTACTTGTCTTCTTTTTCTTTCTTCTTCTACTCTATTTTTTATTCCTTGAAAATCCATCTCAACTATTCTTTATAAAATTTTATTATTTTTTATAAATACTCTAAAAACTAAAAAAGTTACGATTGTGAAATATTTCTTAAGTTATCTTCAAAACCTTTTCTTGATTTATCAACAAATTGTTGATTAATTTTAAATTGATTGGGTTCAAAATATTTACGAAATAATATGTTAAGGTCACCCACTATTTCTTCTGGTTTAAATTTATTTTGATTAGTTTTTTTAGTATACCACATTTTGCCATCTTTATCAGTTACTAGATAATTGGATGGATTTTGTTTATTTTGTTTAATCATAGTATAGAAATCATTAACTTTTCTTTTAATGACTTCTTGTTTATTTTCAGAAGCATCATAGAAACTTTTAAATTTCTCTGCTTGTGGATCAAACTTAGATAACTTGGTTTTTATTATATCAGGTTCAGTGTATGAACTAATACCCTGTAAATCAATAGTCATATTGTCACTACCAGCAACAACAGCTGCAATTACATTACTCATATGTTTGTCTTCACCATCTTTTCTATATCCATCCCTAACGCCATTTTTTGCAAACTTCTTGTTTGGATATTCATAGGCAGATGTTATACCATCAATTCTAAACATTCTCCATGCTCCTTTAGGTGGTGATAATATTCCTTTGTTACGACTACTATCATATGGGGTATCTGTTGCACCTGCTTGTTGCCATGCTCTTACAACTATTTTACCTGTATTAATATGAGTACCAATAGCATACGGTTCTATTATTCTCCAACCTCTATTGATTGTTTCATCACCATCATAATAGATTTTTAACACATGAGTATTGTTCACAGCATCGATAATTATATTTCTACTTACCGATTCTGTTAGCAATCTAAAATCTTTGATTTTATCACGTATTAATCTATCTTCTTTAAGCATTATTGATGTTATACGGATTATTTCTATTAAATGTATTTTTTGTTTCTAATTGATTTCTTTTGGCAATATCTGTTAAACTACCAACTTGACCTTGATTCAATCCTTTACCTTTTTCGTCACCATCTGATTTTGCATTTGGATGACCCACAACATAATTATCATTCTCTGTGTATGTGTTACGAGATTTGTTACGTTGTCTAAATTCATCTGAATTTTCTAATAATCTACTCATTTCTTTTTGTTTTTAATTAATATGATTTATTTTATATAAATACTTTCAATCATACTTTTCTACTGTGAGCTTTACATATTCTTCTAGATTTGGAACACAATCATGATTTTTTAATAAATTAAAATTAGACCAAACATAATCAGTATGCTCCTTATTGAGTTTAATATCATTATTATTACCTTTATATAACGTAAGAAATAAATATTCTTTACTATCCATATTTCTTTGAATACAACCTTTATCTAACCAATTATCTATATTCAAACCAGTTTCTTCTAAAACCTCTCTTTTAAGTGCATCAATAGGTTCTTCCCCTTCTTCTATACCTCCACCTACTAAACCAAATTTATTTGGCATCCATTGCTCTTTATATGATGATCTTTTTAAGATAAGTATTTCATTATCAACATTGAATATAATACCTATAGCGTTTTTATATTTTGGTTCTTCTTCTTGTTCTCTAAGGTTTACACTACCATTTTGGGCTTTGACATTTGGATCATTTAGTTTAACATCAATATCTTGTCTCACATTTTGACTATGTTCTACTTTATTGCGTTCTCTTTGTAATGTTGTGTCTACAAAATTACGCATTTGTTTACCACCTGCAAGCTCAAATTGTTCAATAGATTCATTACTAGGATTAAAGTTATCAAAGAAATTTTTTAATCTCTTAAGATTTTGATATGTACATTTACCAGATTTAACTAAATTTTTAGCACGTTTAATCCCCTCAGCATCAGAAGAAGCATAAAGTTTTATTTTTATAGCATCAAGAATTTGTCTTGGAATTTGATATTCATTATCGTAGAGTTTAGAATTCATTATTGTTTGAATATTATCTTACTATATTTTATTTTTCCACAATCATAAATTCTTAAGTATTTATTTTCTAGCATTGCTTCATGTTCAGTTTGATGATCTTTTAAAATACCCATTTTCATTAGATTTCCTTTTCTAAATTTAAATCTATGATATCTTTTTATTGAATTTTTAAAAAAATAACTATAATCAGGTTTAGTAACGTGTATTTTTTTAAAGCCTAATTTATTATAAATACCTCCATCACTATATCTTTTGTCTGCATATGATATAATTTCAATAGGTTTATATTGATTAATAAAATATTTTAATAATTTAGATGCACCACCTATTACTACATTGTTAATTTTACAAGAATATCTATTTAATAAGTATTGATCGTTCGATTTATTTTTATTACCTAATGACTTTCTTAGTTTTTCGAATGTCATAACTGCAACTAATTTATCTTCATAAAAACAACCTATTTTTACGTTACTTTTAACAAATCCTTGTAAGTGATTTTCATTTAAGAATAATTTACACTCGTCTAATGAGATAGATTTTATTATACATTTCCTACCATATATTTTATTTTCTATTTTACCAAATTTACTTAATAATATACTTTTTACTATATTTTTTTTCTCCTTCCATTCATCTTCGAAAATATGAATTAAATTATAACCCAAATTTTCAGCTAATTTTGTTTTATTTAAATGATATTCTTTTCTTTTAAATAGTTCACTATGCCAGTATAACCCATTATATTCAATACAAATTTTATGTTTTTTGCTGATAATATCAACATCTTTACCATCTAAAAAACCTTTCCCCTTATCACAATCAATATTGTGGCTTTCCAAATATTTTTTAATTTCAATTTCAGCATTAGATATGGTTCTACCACATTGATGACATCCATTACCTTTCAAATGTGAACTCGGTTGTTGACTAAAATCACCATGTTCATTACACGTTATAATGACATTACTATATGAGTTTATATATTCAACCTTATCATAACTATATCTATTGTTATGTATATCATTAGACCTTAATATAAAGTCATCAATAGTTAAACTTAGCTTTTTATTTTTACATTTAGGACAACCAGAGGATTTATTAATATGATCCCCTGCTCTACATTTAAAATAGCCATGAATGGGACAATTAATTTCAACTTTTTCAGCACTTGATTTATATTCAGTATTATCATAATCATAAAAGTCATTATGAATTAGATTTGACTTTAATATAAATTCTTTTAATAAAGATTTTCTATTTTTAGCTCTTTTATCAACACCACATTTTTTACAGCCAAAACCCTTTGTATGTGACATGGCAGTTTGTGTAAACATACCATGTATTGGACATATGATAATAATCTTATCCATAGTAGTTTTATAGTCAACTTTACTATAGTCGTATTTATTATCATGTTTATTTTTGGCTTCCTCAATAAAAGATTCTGTTGTTTTTCTAACTGAAAATACTCCCATTATACTTATTTATTTTCTAATATGTCCTTTAATTTTTTCTTATCTTTTTCAGGTAATTTATTAATTAAATCTGCAACTCTTTTTGCCTTATAATTTAACTCATGATCATCATCCCTTTCTTTCTTCAGTTGAGCTTTCTTATTTTTATCAACTATTTTATCTTCAGATACTTTACTTTCATCAATTTGATCCTTCATAAATGGTTTAACCACCTTCATTATAGCATCTGCCCATTCATGATCAATCTCTTTCATATTATTAGAGAAGTCAATATTACCACCACTTAAATGCTTTTCATAGTCAGATTTTAACATATCTGGATTAGAATGATAATAATCTAAACTTTGTAGATATTTACCATACATCATCTTGGATACCTTTTCTTTTACATCTGAAATATCTTCTTCTGATTCAAAACCAAAAAAACCAAATCTTCCTAAAAAATCGTTTTTGAAGTTTTGACCATGTACATTGGCATTATAGTCTGTAGTTTTATTTGCCATGGTATCCATATTAGCACCAGTTTGTGGTGCGTTACTACCACCTATTAAATTATCATCGCCATCTATGATTTCATTAATGTCTCTTTTTTTCATATTTGTAATTTATTATAAATACGAAACATTTACTTATTAATCATTCTCATAGTACATATATTCTTCATTAGGCTCTTTTGGTTTTTTAGCTTCTACAAAATCATCAAAAGCTATTTTGGCATTCGGCTCTGCATCAAATAGCTGCTTTTGAGATATGGATAAATCAAGACCATATTGATCTTTAAATTCAACAAATAATACATTAATCTCCTCTTTAATTAATAATCTTTCTCTTAGTTCATCACTAATTGTAACATCAATACCCTCTTTAAGTTTTTCAAGAGTTTCATTCTCAAATTTGTCTTTCTCGATTCTAATCACCTTTTCTTCGGGTGATTCTGGAATGTTTTGAACATCAGGATTAATTATTTCAATAAAATCACCATTATGATAGCCAATTGAATATTTATTAAAGTTCTTTATTAAAACATAATCACCTTTATTTATATTATCATTGATAGATTTCAATCTAGATTTACCCTTTTCCTCCATTTTATTACTTAAATAATTAAGTACAAAATCATATATTTGTGGAGTTAAATCATTTGGATTTTCACTAAAACCATCCCAAATATATTTTGGATTATAACCAGTTCTATTCCAAAATTCTAATTCTTTCTCTTCCAAATACATCGAAGTTGCATACTTATCATGGTCAAAGTTTTTAAGTTCTAAATCACTAGAGGTGAACTCATTCTTCTCTAACGTAATTTCTTCAATCTTTTTACCTGATGCATCTTTTACTTTTTTCCTTTTGATTGATACTAATATGTCTTGTCTAATTTCTTCATTAAAACCATCAAGTAGTACTTCAGCACGTTTATTGAATGCATCTAAATATTTATCTACATTATATTCACCTATCAATTCAGGGTTATTTTCTAAGTCTTCTGTATTAATTAATGTTGCATTAATTGTTACTTTCTCGTCAATAACTTTACCTTTTTCATCCTTAATTTTTATAGTCTTAACATCACCATGAGACTTACGAGCACCATTATTTACGTAGTAAACCATACTATCTAATGCAGGTGGTGGTGGTAAAAATGCATCAGCTAAATCAAATATCTCTTCAATTGTGAAGTCAGCTATATTTTTTTCCTTTAAAGACTCAATACTCTTATTTATTTTATCACTAATTTCTCCTTCTTCCTTGGTCTTATCCTTTGACTTTAATATATCAATATTATATTCTATAATATCATTATATTTTTCTTCAAATACTTCTCTAGCTATTTTTTCTCTATCATTAATAACTAACTCCATATGTGCTTGCTTTGCCTTGCCTCTACCATTCTTATCTGTACCACGATTTAAATAATCCTTTATAGTCGTTTTAAATTTAGACTTAGAAGCTATCTTTTTAAGTGGTATTTGCCTATAAAATATCTTTTCAGAATAATCATGATAATAATTAACAAAATCAATACCACGACCCTCTAAAATCATACGCATTGCCTCATCAACAAACTCTTCTATGTATTCAGGCATAGTTTTACTTTTAATAGTATTACCTGTCAACTTAATCTTATCAGAATCAGTTAATAATGCATAATTAATTCTAGATAAATTAAGACATGCTTTAAACTCACCATCGTTATCAACACTCATAAAATCAGAATGCATTTCTTCACTATTAAACTTATTAATAATAGCACCTAATCCAACTTCACCACCGTATTGCCACATATTCTCAATGTAATCCTCTGGTTGGTTATATATTGTCTCCTCATCAGTTATTTTTATTGTTGTTTTTTCTGGAATACCAAAGTTTATACCATCTGTTACTGCAAGCAAAGGTTCTAATCCAAAGTCTTTAAACCAACTAATTGCTTGTCTTAATGCAAGACGACCACTACATGTAATTCTTGCAGCACAAATATTATCAGACCAGTTAAATGAAAATGCAGAACCCAATGCACCAAATAGTGAGTTATTCAAAATCTTAATTGGTAACTGTTTAACCTTAAACATGGCACGTTCAGATTTTGTAAATCCTACTCCAATATACTTTTCGTATGCATCATGATCAATCTCTTTCATTAACTCAACTTCTGCATCTTTTAATGGTGAATTACTTGCTAGTTTTTTATATATGTTACGAGTTGTAGTCATATATAATAGCATCTTTTTTATTACACCTGTAACATCGAACATTGGAAAGATATCTAACCAAAGCTGAAGCATAGGATAAAGTGATGCAAAATCTATCTTTGCTACTCTTTTAGTCCATCCCTTCTTATAACAACGTGCAAGCCCTCCTGAGAACTTTTCTCTTTCATCTGCATATGGTACTGCCAAATCATTTTCATAGCTCCAAGTAGTCATTAAAAGATTCCACACTGCTGCATTACCCATGGTGGCAACACGACTATATGTAGTTGGTACTATTTTAGCAAGTAAAAATGATGATTGGTTATATAAATTATCAACTTGTTCTGTTTCCCATAAATCATCCAATAGATATTCACGTAGAATATCTTTACCCTCAATAAATATTATTTGACCTTTCTTTTCTTCATCTAATAATTTAGGTGTTTCAGTTCTAAGCCACTTAACAAAATCAGAATTATTATCCAATAGATATTTTCTAAATTGTTTATATTTTTCTTCGGATAGTGTTTGTTTCTTTTGTTGTATTAATATAAAGTCTTCACCTGCTTCTTGAAATTCTTTAGGAATTTCTTTATACTTGTTGTTATCACTATTTATTATATGAATTTTATTATCATCCCACATTTTACCAATACCACCATCATTACCATCAATATACATACGGTTAGGTTTGGCAAGTCCTTCAAACTTAGTAATATACTTTAGACCTGTTCTTTTAATCTCAGTGTTTACTGCTGCAGTTTTCTTTGTGGCGTGTTGAATATCTAGAACACTTATACCCCACATAATGGTTTTTCTATAATTTTCAGTAGTGTTACCAAACTTTACAGTACCTCTTTTTTTCTGAATTACTTTAGTTTTACTAAGTGTTGTCTGTAGTTCTTTAAGATCAATACCTAATATTTCAGCCCTTTTAAGTATATAAATAAAGTCAAATTCTTCTGAGTTATATCCAGAAATTACTGCAGGTTTTTTTAATACTATTAAATTAAAAAAATCAATAATTAATTTACGTTCTTCTTCATCACTATCAGGGTCATTAGTTTCTAATATAATATTTAATCCTTTAGTATCTTTAACCCCAATTGAAAACATACGTGCAATTTCAGGTCTTAAACCTCTTGTCTCAATATCAAAGGTCATTCTATTTAAGTCCTTATATTCTTCAATACCTTTGAATAATCTAGAACCAGTAGAAATGAAGAATTGCTCTTCAGGTGAAACATTAAAAAATAAGTTACGATTAATATAAGTTAATTTATCCTTATTATCACGGACAGGATTACCATTCGTGTCACGAATAACAGAATATATATCAATACCACCTTCTTTGAAATATTGAATTATTGAGTCGTATGAATCAGTGCTAGTTACTTTATATGGATAACCATTTTCTAATCTTGGATGATTACCAGTTTTCATTCTCTTCATAGAGATACCGTATTTTTTCATCATCCTAATAGCAAAGTCCTTATTGCCATTATATAATGCACGATTATGTGCTTTTAAATCTTTTACATATAAAAATGGTGTATATCTAACCTCAATTTCTTTTGGTTCTTGATTAGGCTCTTGAATAAAACATGTTGCTTTATTATTTTTTCTATCTGTTTCAACATGAACTAAATATCTTAGATCATCATTACTACCATCAAGAAAATTCTTGATTTCATTAATTATTTTTTTATTATCCATTTTTTATTTCTTTAAAGATAAGTGTTTTTTTGTCGCTTTTATAAGAATAAATTTATTTAGTCTTATTTCTATATAATCATATGTATCATCTGCTTCCATTTCAAAGTTAATATAATCTAAATCTTCTTCATTATAAATTTTAAACTACCACAATCATATATTCTTAAATATCCCCTTTCTATCATTATTTCTTTTTCAGTCATTTTTGGATTGAATCCATTTTTTATTAAAATATCCTTTCTATATTTAAATCTATTTTCTCTTTTTCTATTTTTTACATAAAAATAATTGGGTTTTGTTTCACAAACAAAATTAAAACCTAATTTATAATATAAATCACCAACACTATATCTTCTATTAGCATATGATATTATTTCATCAAATTCATAATTTTTAGTAAAATAGCTAAATAATTTAGATGCACCACCAATAACAGTAGTGTTTAATTTATTACAAAATCTATATAACTCATATGATTTATCATCAGATATACTACCCATGGCTTTTCTTTTCCTACCAAATGTCATTAAAGAAACCAACTCATCTTCATAAAACAATCCAATTCTTATTAATGAATTTACATTTCCCTGTAAGTGATTGCTTTCTAAAAAATATGATGATTCCGTGGATGAAATTTCCTTGATTGTACATTTTCTACCATATATTTTTTTATTAATTAAATTTAATTTTGACAAAATTAATGACTTTACTATATCCTTTTTGTTATACCATTCGTCTTCAAATATATGAATTAAATTTATTTTTTTATCTTTTGCAAGTAAAGTTTTTTCTATATGATAATTATCATTTTTAAACAGATCAGAATGATGATATAATCCATTATATTCAACACCTATATTACTTTCATTAATTAGTACATCAATTTCCTTTCCCATTAATAATTTTCTATTATTAGTATCAAAATTATTAATATTTTCACCAATGAATTTTATTAATTCTAGTTCACCGAACGAATTAAACTTACTTACTGGATAACATTTTGTGCAAATATTATCTAAATTTTCAGAATGAATTCTAGAATATAAATTATCTTTAGCTATCGTAAATATATTATGTTTAGCACAATAATTAGTTATTCTAATATTATCATTAACAATCTCAATATTCTTAATATTAATTTTTAGTATTTCTGCCCATTTAATTATATAATTTTTATCTAAACTTTTTTTTATTTTAACTCTAACATCTTTTGATAATAAAGACGTTTTAAATCCATATCTCTCTATATTAGTCTTTTCAATTTTTTTTCTAAATTCATCTAACTTATTTGGATTTTCAACACCATATTTTTCTAGATTAGTTGATTTTATTTTTTCTTTAATATCATCACATTGAAAAACATTTTCAACACCATATTTTTCTAGATTAGTTGATTTTATTTTTTCTTTAATATCATCACATTGAAATGGACTTTTAGTTCCATATCTTTTCATATTAGTATTTTGCTTTATTTCTTGCAGATATTTTGAACTTGCGCTACATTTTGTTGAACAATAGTCCCTATATCCACATGTATATGACTTAAACTTAACTTCCTTATTGCATGAATCATTAATACATTTTGGTCTTGTTTTTTTTTTGTGTCTATAAAGAAATACCTTTTCTTTAAATGGATAGTCAACTTTACAATAATTATTTATTTCAATATAAAGTCCATTATTATTCTTAATCAACCATTCTTGTCTTGTTACGAACTTAGATTTTTTATCAATAAAACTATTATATTTTTTTTTATTATCCATTATCAATTATTTTATTTAAGATATCATTAATATCCACGTCATTATAATCGATATTAAATTCTTTATTATCTAAAATTAATGTAGTTTCTTTTAGTTTAGACATTAACATATTAAAAATATCTATATCAACAGTACCTTCAACAATTGGAAGATATATTGTAACATTATTTTTTTGACCTATTCTATATATTCTATCAACAACCTGACTATATTCACCCACAGTATATGGTGGTGTTAATATTATCATTTTATTTGATTCAGTTAATGTTAATCCAAAATTACTTGTTGCTACACTGCCCAAAAATATCATTTTATTGTTATTTTTTTCCTGAAATTCATTTACCATATTTGATCTTTCCTCAACACTAAAATCACCAGTATGTAAAACAGATATTGATGGATATTTTTCATGAATTTTATTTAAACTATTTTTAAAAACATCAATGATAACTACCTTTTCTTCGTTTTCAATTAATAAATCAATAAAGTCATAGAGTAACGAATATTTTAATTCAGATAAATATTGTCTTAATTTTATAATAATACTTAATTTATTAATTTTAGATTCATTACCGAAAAAATCTTTTATAATCCCTTTCTCAATTTTTTTGTAATCTAATAATTCTTTATTTGTTAATTCAATTAAAATATTTTCATATCTTTTATCGGGTAAATCATTCAGTACATCTTCTTTTCTTTTTCTATACATAAATGGATTAAGTTTTTCATATAATTTATCAAATTGAACATCACCAGTTTGAGTCCAACCATATCCATCTAAATCATATGTCATCCCACAATATTGTTCATAAAAATTATTTTTACTAGAAAACTCAATAGGATTTATTTGATTTAAAATTGTATATAACTCATAAACTCTATTATTCATAGGAGTACCACTCATAAATACTTTACTTATATCTAATTTACCAAAAAATTTATTAAAATTCTTATATATATTACTTTTAGTATTTTTTAGTTTTTGACACTCGTCACAAATAATAGCATTAAGATTATTATCTATTAATAAATCATTATATTTGCTTATAGCCCTATCTTTATTTGAAGAATTAAAATACTCATAATTCACAATTATATATTTTGATTCTTCGATACTATGTTTATTTTTTTTCCAGTTAACTATATGTGATTTTGAATTTGTAAATTTAATTACTTCCTGATGGTAATTAAACTTTAAAGAATTTGGAGTAATAACCAATACTTTATTATATCCCATTAATTCAACATATGCAATACTAATAATTGATTTACCAGTCCCCATGTCAAGTGCTAGTAACGATTTCCTTACTTCCTTTAAAAATAGAGTAGCAACAATTTGATGTGGATATAATTTTATATGATCTAATAAACCTTTATGTACTTCTTTAGAATATTTCTGTGGATTAGCCTCATACTTAGCCTTTGATTCTAGCCAATATTTCTTATTCTTTTCAAGAAGTTCTATTTTTAATATCCTTTCTCTTCGCTCCGCAATTACTTTAGTGAATTCTTTTTTTATTCTATTTTTTTCTTCTTCACTACTAAAATCAAAGTGAACTTTATCTGAGCCTTTAAACATTGTGATTAGTTCAAAGACTCCTTTTACATTTAATGTCCAAACTTTATCCTTATAGCTACGATTTTTGCTATCTAAAAGTTTAATACAGTCAATCATCTCTCTGTTGAATTCGAAATGGAGATTATATTTTTTTGCCTTAGAAGAAGGTCTAATACAATTAACTATAAATTTATTATCCACCATATTTTTTTGTTAATCAACAAATATAGTTAATATTAAATTATTAAAAAAATTTAATGTATAGTTGTTTTTGTTGAAGACTCACCAATAATAATATTAATATTAGAATCAGTAGGAAATGTAATCTTACCACAATAGTCACCTAAGAAATCTAACTTAAATTCACCATCATATCTACCTGATTTTTTTGTTTGATTTTCTTTGAATCTATAGGCTAATGTGTATTTAGATTCATCAAGATTAATATACTCACCTTCTGTAGTTATAAGTTTACCACCATCATTTGCAATATGATATATTCCTGTCTCTGAATCCCTCATTGAAAAGGTGACTGCAACATTCTCCATCATCTCGTCAGTAATATCATATTTTTCTCTCATTCTTTGAGTAATAGAAAATTTAACCTCTGGAAGAGTGGAATGTTGTTTTACAAAAATGAAGTTGTTTCTAAATGTTGTGCTCATATTTATAAATACTAATTAATTAACTATTTGTATAATACTGAATCATGTGAACTACCCACCCACAGCATAGCTAATGG